TGATACTCAATGACGAGGTTATATCAGACAACCCTGAGGGTGGTACGGGTAAGGGAATATTTATGAACGCACTATCAAAGATGAAGAAGGTGGTAACGATTGATGGCAAGTCATTTGCTTTCGAGAGAAGCTTTGCCTATCAGCTTGTGAGTGCAGACACGCAGATACTTGTCTTCGATGATGTGAAGAAACACTTTGACTTCGAGAGGCTGTTCAGTGTGGTGACAGAGGGACTGACGTTGGAGAAGAAGAACAAGGACGCTATCAAGATACCATTCAGTAAGTCACCGAAGATATCTATCACCACCAACTACGCCATCAAGGGTGCAGGGAACAGCTTTGCTAGGAGGAAGTGGGAGCTTGAGTTACATCAGCACTACGACAAGAACTTCACACCATTGGATGAGTTCGGCAAGCTAATGTTTGGGGATTGGAGTGATGAGGAGTGGTGTGACTTTGACAACTACATGATAGGATGCCTTCAGATGTACCTTAAGAAGGGTCTACGTAAGTCTGAGTTTGTAAACCTCAAGGTACGTCAGTTGTCTGCAGAGACAACGCATGACTTCATCGAGTGGTGTGGTCTGTTGGATGGTCAGGGAGAGAACAGGAATCTTATACCGGGTGTAAAGTTATACAAGCAGGACCTATACTTTGATTTCGTTCAGGAGTATCCTGACTACGGACCCAAGGCAAAGATGACAATCTCAAGGACAAAGTTCTACCAATGGCTTGTGGCATACTCTTTGTTTAAGGAGGGACTCCAACCTGAGGAGGGACGAGACGCACAAGGTCGATGGATAATAATTAAGAAGGCTCCGAAGGTGGAACCACAACAAAAATTAATATGAGTCAAAGGGAGGGCTCTGAATCTCCTAACAATTAAAATCAAATACAATGAAACAATTAATTTTATTTGCATCAGTGATGCTATCAGTAACAGCCTACTCTCAGTGGGAGATAGGAAACTATGTCGATGAGTTCGGAGAAGAGACGGAAGAAAGATTCTTACATCAGACGGTGTCAGGTACGTTCTCAAACTCTGCATCAACAAACGCAAAGTGTACCTACTTTATTGAGCACAATAAGAAAGAAAAGGTGTTAGGTATTTCAATCTACCCATACGATGGAAACTCTATGGAGTCGTTCTATGAAGACACGTTCCAAGACGTGAGGATTAAGAAGCCCTCAGGAGAGGTTGTAACCATCGAGTCTTTCTGCTTTGATGGTATGATATACTTCGATTTTAAAGAATATGTTCAGCTCATGGATGCCTTAAAAGAAAGGGGAGAGTACAAGGTGTCTATGAAGTACAAGACAGACTACACTCAGTCAAGCTATAGATTTAAGTTCAACAACTGATGATAGAATTTAGAGATTATCAGAAGGACATAATAGTCAAAGGCACGGAGATGATTCGTGCCAAAGGCTTTCTCTACCTTGCGATGGAGGTAAGGACGGGAAAGACACTGACGAGTTTAGGAATTTGTGAACAGCTCAATGTTGATAACGTGCTGTTCCTTACAAAGAAGAAGGCGATGTCAAGTATCATAGATGACTACGATATGCTATGCCCAAACAGCTTTGCGTTATTCGTTATCAACTATGAGTCGATACATAAGGTCCCAAACATTAGGTGGGACGTTATTATATGTGATGAGGCACACTCGATGGGAGCCTTCCCAAAGCCTAGCAATAGAGCTAAGGATGTTAAGAGCCTCATACAGAGAAACGACCCCCATGTGATACTGATGTCAGGTACACCGACACCTGAGTCATACTCACAGATGTATCATCAGGTGTATGCGATACCAACGAACCCATTCAGTAGATACCCAAGCTTCTATAAGTTTGCACATGATTGGGTCAAGGTAAAGCAGAGGAAGATAAACGGAAACCTTATCAATGACTATAGCAATGGCTTAGATAGTATAACAAAAGCAATGTCACACCACACCATCAACTACTCACAGAAGCAGGCAGGCTTTGAGGTGGACACACGAGAGCATATACTTAGGGTAAGGATGGAGGACAAGACATACGCACTAGCAAAGAGACTCAACAAGGACCTAGTGGTTGAGGGAAAGGATGAGGTGATACTTGCAGACACTCCGGTAAAGTTAATGATGAAGCTTCATCAGATATACTCAGGCACAATAAAGTTTGAGTCGGGGAGTAGCATGATTATTGATATGACTAAAGCGAACTTTATTAGAGAGAGGTTCAAGGGAAAGAAGGTGGGAATATTCTACAAGTTCAAGGAGGAACTCAAGGCAATCAAGCAGGCATACGGAGGGGATGTCACTACAGAGCTGAGTGAATTTGAGCAGACAGATAAGTCCATCGCCCTACAGATTGTGTCAGGCAGAGAGGGTATCTCTCTACGTCAGGCAGACGCATTGGTCTACTACAATATTGACTTCAGTGCGACAAGCTATTGGCAGAGTCGTGACAGAATGACAACAAGAGACAGGCTAGAGAGCGATGTCTATTGGATATTCAGCGAGGGAGGTATAGAGGACGACATACACAAGGCAGTATCAAAAAAGAAGACGTATACAGTTAATTACTTTAAAAAGGATTTCGTAAATTTGTTAGGTGACAGAGCAACAAATCCAATCAAAAAGAATTAAGCAGCTTGAGTCTGAGGGGTACTACGTTATCAAGCTAGTCAAGACCAACAAGAATGGGATACCTGACCTGATAGCTATACCACCGAACTGCAATGTATTGTTCTCAGAAGTGAAGAGACCCGGAGGTAAGGTCTCAAGATTACAGGAATATAGATTAAAAGAACTAGAAGATTATGGATTTAAAACAGAAATATACAAAGGATGATTGGTCGGAGTACGAGATAAACGGCTCAATGTTTATGGCTCTTGCCGAGTATACGGAGGAGCAGACAGATGAGATACTACTACAGATGGACACATACGAGGACGTGCTACCTATAAAGGAGGCACAGACACAGATGATTGGTGGCATCGTACAACACGATGAGCCAATGTTCTTTGAGCTGACATACATCAAGCAGCCGGGAGAGATGACACTGTTCTTAGAGATAAACGAGACGGACTGCGACACATACTTAGATTATATGAACCTTAATAAAACATTAATAAAATGCAATCAGAATTTAATAAAGTAAAAGAGATAGTAGAGAACGTATTTGATATAGAGGACCTGCTAAAAAAAGACAGGGCACACCCGATACCCACAGCAAGGGCGGTCTTCTCTAAGATTATGGGCGATAGGGGATACGGTATAACCCCCATCTCAAAGTTCCTAAATTACCACCACACAACCATTGTGCATTACAACAAACACATTGATTTGTACATCAGCCACAATGAAATTGTTAGGGGCAAATACAATGACGTGCTTAGGTGTGTAGATGAAAACACTGTAAACATAATAAGGGAGGAGGACTCGGCAGTTTTAAAAAGTCAGATAATAACTTTGAAAAAAGAAAATAAAAAATTAAATTTGAAAAACACCATGCTAAAGAATGACGTTTTAAAGAAGATAGATGAATACTTTTTATCTATAAAGAACAGATACAGTATAAACGACCTAGCAAGAATAGAATCATTTAAGACATGGGATGATAAACAAAAGATAAACGAGATGCTTAGGATAGACTCCTCACTTTATGCCACGCTTGGCTCTGATTCTACAGAGAAAGAAAGGAATGAGGTAAGGAGAAACTCTAAGAAGATATATGGGTACATTAAAAACATTGACCCCATGTTTGGTAACGCCTTAATACAGGCAATGGATTTATAGATGAGTATAAACAACGCAGATAGAGAGAGGCTTATTCATATCAACTTTGTTATGAATCAGATTCACGAGCACTCTAATGCGATATACGAGCATCTAGTAGATAAGGAGTACGAGCAGGTATCGTTAGAGATTCATATGCTCAAGGACGTGTTGAATACCCTATCGCAATCTATAAGCAATAATGGAACAAGATAGAAAGTGTAGAGAGTGTGGGGAGGAGAAGGACGTCTCAGAGTTTCACTCTGCAGGGGTGAAGAACGGAAAGAGATACTACAGAAGAAAGTGTAGGGACTGCTATAGATGTGTTAAGCGAGCATACAGAGACAGAAAGCTGTCATGGTTCAGGGAATACAAGGGAGGACTATCGTGTCTCTCTTGTGGATACTCAAAGGACACCAATGAACACTTCTCTATAAAGGCTTTAGAGTTTCATCACGACAACGATGACAAGCTCTTTAATGTTAGCGAGGGTCTATACCTTGGATACTCAAAGGATAAAATATTAAATGAAATAAACAAATGCATGGTGCTGTGTTCAAGATGCCATGCCGAAAAACACACGAAATGAAATGTCCAAACTGTAATGAAGATTTAATTTGGGGTGGAGACCACTCCTATGAAGACTATGGTATTGATGAGCAAGAGGGTATCGTATCCAACTCAAGCTGTCCTGATGACAACTGCATGGTAGATACTGTGATAGTATACACTAGGATTGAATGAGGTTCGAGTCTGAAGAAGATTTAAGGAGGGAGCGTAAGGCTATAGATACTTTCGTTAAGGTCTTCAAGGGTTCATACAAGAAGCTTGGACCCGATGACATCGACTACAGAGTATTTGATAAAGACAATAAGCTCATATCATATGTTGAGGTGAAGGGTCGCTTGAGGACAATCTCTCAGGCGTACCCGTTGCCCGTAGCATTGCAAAAAATTGTTAAACTTTCAGCCAAGAGATTAAACCCTGTGATGATATGGGCGTGTGAGGATGGGATAATCTATGGAAAGATTCACGAGCTACACGGAACGGTACGTTGGGGTGGTATACCAAAGAGAGAGGGTAGCTACAATGACAATGAGCTGATGGCATACTACGAGACACAGAAGAAACTAAAGTACATCAAGTACGCTTAGGCTTCTTTCTGTTACGCATCTTAGACTTCTTCTTCTTCACCTTCTCAGGAAGGTTCTTCTGATTGGGATACCTCTCCCACTCCTGTGCTAAGTCAGGGAGGTATGCGTGCATATATCTACGCTGTGCTTTACTTCTAAATGGCATAGTTATCTTTGTCTTCTTTTTCTTCTACTACTTGTTTTTCTTTGTCTTCTTTTTCTTCTACCACTTGACTCCTCTTCCTCCCCTTCATCGCTATCTTTTTCTCTTAACCCTTTATATATATCTTCATTCAACTTCTTTCTAATGTCTTTATAGAAAGGAACAAGACCTGTTAGTCCCAAAAGCTCAAGAGGGATTCTCTCTTTTTTTTCTCTGCGTTGTCTCTCTCTAGCTTCCTCTTCTTTCTTTGGTTTAGAAAAGAAAAGTTTATTACCTGAAAATATAAGGGACTTTACAAGAGGTGTGTAGGGACCTAGCATATTAGGAAGTATGTCTGAAGCTATATCGGTTTCTTTATACGACTTCTCAGGAGGTATGATATTAAATTGAACTTGATTCTTAAACGGGTCATACCTACCTTCTCTAAGACCTAAGTCTCTGCCATACTCTTTATTCGCCCACTCGATGAATCCATTCTGTATCATCTTTACAATAGCACCAAAGTCTCTTCCAATAAATAGATTAGTCATAGTTGAAACTATTCCCCTATAAACCCTTGTGTATATACTTTCATCTTCATCTTCATCATCATCACCAAAGATAAGCGAGGCTAGTATAGGCATGAGTGTTGTATATATTGTCATTCTTGCTGATACAGCAAGCATTAATCTTGCACCTCTTCCCCGAGATATATCACCCCTTCCCATCGCTGCATACATCCCCTTTCTAAATGCATTGTATTCAAACAATAAGAACCTTTGCATAAATGTATTAATAGTTTTAAGTAAAGAAGAAACCCCCTTATCAGAAGCCCTCTTCTTGTTCTTTAGGATACCCATTAAAGGGTTGTCTGTAGCACCAATAAGAACTGTATTGTCGTCAGCCTTCCTCTTCGCCTCATTGATAGCCTCCTCAAACTTATCCATGTATTCAGCATCGTTCTCTGCAATCTTGTTAAAGTCTACCTCTTGCCCTGTAATCTTTTTAAACTCAGTTGCAAATGAACCAAACCACATGGGTCTTGTAACCAACTTATCGGGGGTGGTAATCATAAAGTCAGCAACAACCTCAACGCCTCTAGGATATTTTTTAAGATATGAAAGACCTTGGTTTAGTCTGTTAACTACAGGATTCTTTGCTGAGTCAGCAGCCATTCCCATCTTTTTGTTTATCATAGAGGATTCAACAAACCTACCTGATAGTTCTTCACCATACATCCTTGCGGTCTGCTTACTGTTTACGTTGTTCATTACCTCAACTCCTCTGTCACTAAAAGCAACCTTCATATTTTTAGGCTTACTTCCTTCCGCAAACTCAGTAGGATTATTTAATGCAAAGGCATAGTTGGAAGCTAGCTCCACAAAAACTCTTGGCACACTTGCAAGCATAGAACGATACCCCTGCTTAGCTGCATACTGAAATACCTGCTCACCAATACTACTACTTGTAAAGGTGTTCTCAAGTATGTCAGCGATAGCCTGATTGTATGCGTCCCTTACAGCTAAGAATATCTGTCTCTCTTGACCTGCAGCATCAAGCTGTTTCTCTATCTTGTTGAGAGTTCTATTAGCCGTCCTTAATGGAGCGGTTAAATGATAGTCCATCAGCGTCATCTTGGCTCCCCTCCTAACAGATGCGGTAATATCAAAGTTGATAGCCTTAGCACCCTTTGTTCTTTCAATAAGGTTCTTTGCTTTAGTTGATGGCTTGATGTTCTCCATATAGTTTTCACTAAGAGCACGGGAGTCGTCCACTGCTACACCATCTGTATTTAAAACGGACTGATGGATGTAGTCATTCAGGGGCTCTATTGATTCTCCTCTAATAACTGAGGCTGTATATGTAGCCTTGTCTGTTAGCTTTGAGTTTATGTCTTGAACCGTCTTTATCATATTTAGCTCGGCATAAACAAAACTGTCATCTAGTTTCTTTAAATCTATTTGACCGTCTGTAGAATAATTTTCTAATATCCCCTGTAATATATCTGCCTCATAGCTTTGGTTACTGTCTCTAAGTTTTGTAATTGTAGCCTCTATAACCTCAGCGGCAGGGTTCACTTGTGAGTTGTTAGGGTTGGATTCAAACTCTTGCTGAACCATATAAGCCATCTGCTTATACTTAGACTCTAATATCTCATTGCCGTTGTTTTTAAACTTCTTTTGTAGCAGTGCCTCTGCGTCCTCGATAGTGTTATAGACCTTGTTTAGCTCAGTGTTAAAAGTCGTAACCGCCTCTGCGGATTCTTCAAGGACAGAATTAAATATTCTTTTACTTGTAAAATCTCCAAGAACCATATCAATATTTATCAGAGGGTTCCTTTCTATTAGTTTGTAAAACTTATTAGCGTCTGAGCCTTTTTGATACAGCGTTTTAATTTTTGCTATCTGTGTACTGACGGCAAGTGGCTTAGCATCCCTGATGCCTTCAGCTCCTGTCTTAGACCTGTTGATTGATACCAAGTTCTCTGATGCCAACTGAACATAGTGAGTGACATACCCATTGTTTATATTGTCAATAGCCTTCTCAATATTCTTAAGCTGTGCATTGTTCAAGTCATTGATGGCATCAGTCTTTATAAGTCTTGCAAAATCTTTTACTAAAGCTTTCTCTATTGCTAGCTCTATCCTTTCAATATCAACCTTAGCAGATTTAACACTCTCTAAAAGAATCTTTTTCTCTTCCTCAATCTCTTCCTGCTTCTGCTCCTCCGTCTTGCCCTCTGCTGTTTCAATAGGTATAATCTCTGTCCTAAACTTCTTCATAAGCTTAGACTCTTCCTCAGTTATTACTTTATCCTTAAGCATCTTCTTAACGGTCTTTGCATAGTCAACCTTGCCGTCTCTTTCTTCTTTTTCAAAAGCCTCAAACCTTTCTGTAAGCTCACCTAACTTTGAGTTTTGATTCTCTAGTTCAGTAAAGATGTTTACTATAGTCTCCTTAACCTCAACAGAATCCTTCAGGTTAAGCACTGTCTTTCTCTCACCGAATGATGTAACAAGGTCAGAGTATTCTTCAAGGACGGAGTCAGGAATAATAGTAGGGCTTATGTTTAACAATCTCCTTAGCTCATAAGCCAAACCATCTGCCCCTCTACCAATCCTGCTATTGATATTTTTCTTCGCCTGCTTGATGCTTTTGTTTAGGCTTGTCATCTTTGCTGCATAATCAACATCTGAGAACACCTTCTGCATATAGTCAACGAATGAATCAATAGACTTCTCACTTGATAGATTTACATTGGCAAATCTATTTGTAACTGCAAGAAGCTGTGACTGAGATAGCTTGCCTTTGGATTTTCTCTGTATAGCTTTAAGCCTACTCTTGATTTCATCCTTAGCCTTTTTCTGAGCCATCTTATCAGCTCTAGTAATAGACCTATCGAACTTCAGTATGTCTTTAATAAGCTGTGCGTCCTTCTCTTTAATATCAGTAATGTCCTCAACATTATTGAACAGTCTCTTGACTGCATCCTTCAGGTCACCTCTGTTCGCTCTCTTGATTTCACTGATGGCTTTGTTTCTAGTGAGACCCTTTTCACTCATTAAGTAATCCACAATCACTGCATCACGAATCTCAGCGGCTCTAGCTTTCTTTATAATATTCTGAGCAGACATTGAAGGTTTTACTTTCCCCTTCTCTTTCATTGATGACATAGAATAAAAACTTTCTGCATCAAACTCACTCATAAAAAGAAGTTGGTCTTCTCTTGCCACATCCTCCGTCTCCTCAAATAAAGTTTCTCTTCTTTGCTTAGGAGTCATTGATAATCTTTCCTCTACATTCCTAGCCTCAACTTCTCCTGCTGCTTTTTTATAATTTTCAAAATCTTGAGAGCTACTTCCTACCTCTTCATATTGTTCTATTCTTTGCTCAATAGATATTATCTTGTCGAGCCTACTCTTAACTTTTTCTAATAATAATTTTTCATCCCCTTTAGATTTTGAAATGAGGTTGTTAATTTTTTTACTCATTTCTTCTGAAGACATTTCTGAATAAAATATCTCCTCAATCTTTGGTGATAGTTTATCTCCTACATCAATATCAAATTCAGAACTAAACCTAATTGAATTTATAACACTTCCTATTATTTCTTTTTGCCTTTGATATACATTTGCAAGTGAAGAACTTATTTCGTCAAGTACACCTTCAGAGCTAGTGCCTCGTGAAAAATCTTCTTTCAGCATCTGAGCATAGTGCTGAACCTCGTGACTTATTATTTGAAGAAGTTCAAATTCTCTCTCTCTAAAAGGTTTATCATAATAATATAAAGGGTTTACATAAATAGTTATACTTGGGTCTTCATCTTCAAAAAAAGCAGGTTTCATAAACACCCCTTCAAGTCCTCCCTCATAATGATACGTGGATATATCTATAACAACTTTTAAATCTTCAATAGATTCATTCATTGTGGAGTCCCATCGTCCAAACTTCTCCATTGCTTCTTCTTGACTCATCTTTCGATAAGCATTAAACAGTTCTTTGTTTTTAATTAAGTCTGATAACTTATATTCTTTTTTTGTTTCAATAAGCTTTTCAGGATTTTTTACAGCAACCTTTACTATCTCGAAAACAGAATCGTCTATTTCTTTTAATGCTTTTGATTCTTTATTAAGCTCATTAGGTAATGTCTCATACCTCCATTTGCCATCGGTTCCTTTCTCCCAACCTGTCGCTAATCTTATATCTTTAGGCGATTGGTTGTTTTCTTCCATTGCTCTAGCAATAGAAAGATTCTCTCTTACCTGTTGACTGAGGTCTGCATTCTCACCTATAATCTGCATCCTTGCCTTTGCAGACTCAGCCGCCTCTTCAGGTTTGAACTTGGCATCGACTGCCTCTCCTGAGAATAGTTCGGCAAGACCAATGTCAACAAAGTCTTCAAGGCTTATGTCTTTAATATCCTTAGTCTTTACATCCTTAAATCGTGTAAGCTTTTCCTTGATGTATTTAAAGAATGCATTGAACCACTCAACAAACTTAGCCTTCTTGGCTGCATTCGCAATGGTCTCACCCTTTGTTCCCATGAGCTCAACCAACGCCTCCTCACGAGCCAATGCATTGTCTCCATACTTTTTTATAGCACTCTCCAAAGCTTTTGTTCCTTCAACCAACTCAAGACCTTTCTCTAGTAGCTTGGTTCCTTTTGCTTCAGAAGATTCTGAACGTAGGTAGTCAATCCATATGTGACCGAACTCATGTATCGGTGTAGACAAGGACTCCTTAGATGGGTTCAAGAATATCTTTCCATCTTTTGTGAGACCAAGGATAGTATTTCCGTTGGCTTCTGCCTTCCTGATTCCTTCCTGCTTGAGCACTTCATCAAACTCTTGTTGAGTTTGAGAAACACTTACGGTTGGGAATGCGAACCTCATCTGTGCAGATAACATATCTATATCAGAAATCTCTTCAGCTAATCTTGAGCCTCTAAACGCTTTATCTCCAAACACCTGACCGTATACATCAGCTAATACTTGAGCATCAGATTTAAATTTACCCGTGCTTGGTTTAAGTTCAAACATCTTAAACGCCTTGGTTCTCCATTCAGGAAAAACATTTAAAACATTTGTAGGATTTTTAATCAATGCGATAAGTCTACCTTTAGGACCGAAGCCATAGTTGTTGTGCTTGGCTTTTGTTACACCACCGTTCTTACTGACATCGACACCCATGATAGCTACCGCATCACCTCTCTCACCCTCTACCATTGACGGCTCACCAATTTCAGATAGGATATTATCTATTAAAAATATCTCTCCGTTGTAATCCGTTGCCTCCATTATTGCTTTTGCAACAGGCTTCGATGGTTTTTTAACACCTGAAGGAGAAGCAATCATCTCAAGTAAGAAAGTTTTGGTTGGTAGAATAAAAGTATTCTCATCCCCCTTAGCTCTCTTCTTTGCATCTTCAACAACTAAATCAAATAGAGTTCCTATATCTTTTATCTTGTTCTTTTTTATAAAGGCTTCTATTAATGCGGGCTCTTCTGATTTACTTTTTTCTTTCTTAGACTCTATCTGCTTCATCAAAGCATCGAATGCTTTCTTTTGAACAGCCTTTGGAAAAGACTTTAACTTTGGAGCCATGAATCTAAACATAGCCTCGTTAGAATTTATGGCTTTATTATCCATCCTTACTACCACCATAGGCACATGGTTCTTTGGTAGCTTACCTTCCTTCCATAGCCTATCAAATAATTCTTTATTGGCACGATATGTCTCCTTAGCTTCTTTAAACTGTACCGTTGCACCTGTCTCATTCACACCTGCCCATGCTAACGCCTTGTTTCTTCCAAGCACGTTGTAAAGTAGACCCCCATCTACCTGCATATCATTACCCATTGAGTCTTTTACTGTACCTGCTGCCAATACATCTGACATAGCTACGACCATAGGTATACCATTGAACTCTTCGATGTTCTTAAGCATATCATCTACAGACTTGAAGCCTAACTTCTTGGCTTGTGCGTCTGTGATTTTCTTTAGAGACTTGCTTAATGCTATAGGGTCAACTTGTGTTTGCTTTTCTCCTACAGGAATCTTGAAGTTCGCTTCTGCAGAGCCAAGACCTTTCATCACTTCAACGATAGCTTCTTCAGTAATGAATCCTTCCTCAGTCTCAACAGTAGCGTCATCGCTCAATCTAAATCTAGTACGCTTACCTTCCTTAAGCTCAGTGATGATGTTGTTATACTTCTTCTTAGTCTGTTGTATCTCATCTCTTATCTCTTCCTTCTGCTCAAATCCTCTTGTCCTATCTAGCTTTGTTTTTAGCGGACCTACAATTGAATCTCTCGTGCCTTCAGCTCTCTTAATCTCTTTCTGTACCTCCTCAGATATCTTAGCCTCTTCCTTAACAGGTGCTTTCTTCTTAGTGGTTTTCTTAGGAGCCTTCTTAGGCTCTTCCTTAACAGGAGTCTCTTTAACTACAGGCTTCTTCTTTCTTGTCTTTCTTTTAGGGGCTTGTTTAACAGGTGCTTCTTTAGCTAACTGCTCTTTTGCAATTTTTATTTCTTCTTTTAGACCTCGAACAGCAGCTTTAGCTCTATCGCTTGTGGATTGGTCTTTTGATTGAGTATCTATTTCAGCCTCTTCAAGCTTTTCCTCTAACACTTCTAATGGCTGCTCACTTAAGTTGTCGTAATCAAAAACTTTAGCATTTCTCTTAGGAGCTTCCTCTACTACAGGTGCTTCCTCTACTACCTCTTCAGTAACCTGCTCAACTACAGGTGCTTCCTCTACTACCTGCTCCTGTGCTGCAGGCATTACACCTGAGAGCTCAAGGTATCTCTGCTTGTTCCCTTCAAAGACACGCTGCTGCATCTTGCCTAGCTTCTTCTGTGCCTGCTCAGGAGATAGAGGTGACTTTCTTTTGGCGTTCTCAGCCTCAATCTTCTCCATAATTCCTAGCAGTACACCATCAGTCTCCTCCTGTGTTAGCTCACCCTTCTTCTCCTTAGCTACAAGGTCAGTTGTAATCTTTGTGATAGGCTGAGTCTCTATTGCCTCCTGCATAGCGGTACGCTCCTCCTCAGTGACAGGTGCTTCCTCTGTAACCTCCTCAGTTACTGTGGTCTCCTCAGCAACGGGAGCATCAACAGGGGATTCTTTAATAGGCGATTCTTCTATTACGGGTGCAGCATCAGTTTCTGTTTTTGATTTTCTTGATTGACCGATACTATTTAATAAGAAATCTATTTCTTTTATTCTCTTAATATTTTCAGACTCTAACTCTTTATTTTTACCTGCTATCTTTTTTTCAATCTGCTGCTTTTCTCTAAGTAAAATAAATGATTCTCTTTTTTTATTAGTGCTTAGGTCTTCAGGTATTTGACTCATTATACCTTTGCCATTATTTAAAATATCAAGACTTTCATTATAACGCTTTTGAGTAATATTGCCCGTTTCTAAATCTAACCTTAAGCTAACTCTTCTTTTAGTTAAATCCTTATCGTTCATTAAGTCCTCATATAAAAACTTAAATTGCTTGTTGTCTTGTTTTGTTTTAAATCCTTTTTGTAAAGACCCAACAGCTCTGAAGCCTCCGCCTCCAATTCCTCCTGCTATTATTCCTAATTCTACAGATTCATATACCGCATCTATATATGATTGCATTCCTTCCTTTGTACTTAAGTCAGGAACTTTAAAAACGTCCATACTGTAAAACTCATTGTATATTCTTTTAAATAAATCTTCAGATATGGTTTGAGCACCTTCTGTAGCACCTTCCGTTATTTGATTTGTAGCAATCTCGCCCCCTAAACTAACCAACCTAGCTTTTAAATTATTTCTAATAGCTGCCTTGATAGTTTTTTCAGATGCATCTTTAGGCAAGTCCTTTAAAGTCCCTATAGCTACGTTCATAAATATAGGAAAGTTTCCTCTATTTAAAATCTTGATACCTGAAATACCCTCTAGCATTTGTTCTACAAGAGTAATTGGTAATGCCAATAATCCTTTTTGATATTCGGGGATATCCACGTCTTTCAATTCTTGAGAGATAGCACCATATGTTTGAGGGGCAAAGCCTGAGCCTGTAGCTAATAATTGCTTTGCTTTTTTCCCTATCCCCACAACTTCTCCTGCCAATCCTAAACCCTTTGAAACCCATCCTCCAAATATAATTGATGGTATCATATCTGCGAATACATCTGCTGCTTTTTGCGACATAGGTCTTACCGCCATAGACTCAGGAGTCGTTCCTGTAAATCTTTCTTTAGCTATTTCTATAGCTTCTAACGCTGAATTTTTTATCTCCTTTTTTTCTTCATTAGATAATATGGGCGATGGAAGACTCATCAACGCACCCGTACCTCCCTCTGAAAAACCATATATAAACTTTGCAAATCCTGTATTTATTGCACTCGCCCAACTCCCTTGTTGTGCTAATTCTTTAGAGTACACTCCTTCTGAAACAGACATTTTTTTTCTAATCATGTCTATTGTTTCTTGAGAAATATTTCCTTTGTTTTTATCTAAAAAGAAATTTATATGGTCCACATCAACAACGCCTATTGACCTGTCCTTCCCATACATAGCAGGAGAATCTGCATCACCAAACTTTTTTGGGTTGCTTACAAGAAAATTATATATCTCTAGCTCTTTAACAGGGTCTTTACCAAAGTTTTCTTTTTCATATTGACCTATAGACTGTGTAGACCTACCAACAATACCATCAATCTCTTTGTAATAATTATCTGCTTTATCAATAAATGCTTTATCTTTTTTAGAAAGTAAAGAGCCACTCATAAAATCTCTTATTCTATCTACAGGATTATTGTTTTCTTTTAAATATATTTCTAAAGCTTTAACAACTCTTCCCTGATTATCCTTTGTGCTTATGGTAATATAGTCTCCATATTTATCATGCTCTACTCCTGCTGTAACAGCCTTTGATACTTCAAAATCAAATGATGGAAATTCTCTGCTTAAATTTGCTACTGTTGAATCCTCATCCCCGATAACAACGGCTTGATTTATTAATGAGTTTTCTTTATTATCATTCTCATATTCTGTACCAATAAATAAAGGGTCTTCATTCCCTGATATCTTCTTATATACCTCCCATTCCTGCTCACCAAAATCATTGTAGAATTTTTTTGTAGCCTTACTATATACTTCTTCGTATGCTTGAGGCGTTAAAATCTTACCTTCATTTTTTTCATACAAATCAGAAGAAATATTTTTTATAATAAAGTCCCTCTTTAGTTTTCCTAAGTATATTTTCTTTGCATTATCTCGTTTCGTTTCATCATTTAAAGATGCAGTAAAGTCAAAATCTTTTGACGGAAGTAACATCCGTGAGTTTACATCTATTAAATTCTCTACAACCCTTTCCTTTTTTTGAGATGGCAAAAGGTTTTTATCTACAACATATTGATTAAATAATTTATTTTTCTTTAATACAATATAGTCATCATAGCTAACAGGCTCTTCACCTTTAGATATTAACTCTGCGTTTTTTTTATCTATCTCATTAATTTCATCTTGAGAAAGAACATTATCACCTACCTGCTTACTAAACTCTTCAAAAAGCTTGGAGTCAGCATTAGATTTATCTTCAAATAAATTGCTATATTCTTCAATAGAAATAGTTTCAAGATTCTCTTGAGATGCTATAGAGTTGTAGATATCAATAAGTGATGTCTTATATTCTTGAATGTCTTGCTCCTCTTTCCTCTCCTCTTCTTGATAAACCTCTATATCTTTTTGGGTGACTATTTTTTTATCTATTCCCTTGTCAAGATTACTTAGCTTAATGCTAGTTATCGCTGCCTCTTCCTCTGTAGGTTCGTAATCTATTCTTGATTTTTCTTCAGCTTCTTTTAAATCAAACCTGTCACCCGTAAAGTCTACTGCTTGTATTGTTCCTACATCTCTTCTTGAAGGGGCTTCATCTACAGGAGACTCCATCTGAGCAATGCTCTGCTCAGTAAGTGGCATCTCTTCCTCAGATACACGCCAACTTGGACCACCAATCTGCTCAAATACTTCCTTACTCTTCCTTTGTGATTCCGATAAACCATCTGCCGATACTGATTCCGTATCTTCTTTTTTTTTTAATGGGTCCTCAGTAATCGTCTCCTCAACTACAGCTCCTGATGGTGAATACTTTACATCGAACTCTTCTCTTGAGTTAGTATACAACCCGTCACGGGTAACAACACCAAAGACTTTGTCTCTGTATGCAGGGTCATTGTATTGGGATTGAAACTCTTCAAATGATTTGGTGTAGTAACCATCTCTAGTTAGTACATTAAATAATTTTTCTAACTCGTCCATTTGTTATATTGTGTGTTAATTTAATTCCTCTGATGGAGCACTACCTCTTTTTCTATATGCCGTCTTCATGTCTGTCCCCTCTATCTGAGATTCAATTAATTGTAAAAATTCTGCATCTTCAGCATCAAGTTCTAATTGAATATCTCCCACCATATATACAATGTCCTCACCTTTGTCATCTAACATTTCTTTCGATACAGGAACTCCAAACAAAGACGCAAATTGAAATAATTTAGTCCTATCTATTTTTCCGTCTGTGGAATATATTTTTTCTTTTTCCTTTTGGTAGAAATCATCAACAATTTCTTCTTGTTTATTTTTATTGGGTGAAGGAGTTCTTACAACAGGTGCTCTACCCGCTTGTACTGTAACCTTGCTGTTTAGCTCTGACATCACTGAGTTTCCTGCCTGCTCCATAAGGTGGTCTAGTAACTTCTGAGCCCCCGGTGCGTCCTCATCCATTATGTCAGTGCCTCCCTCAGGCTGTTCAGGATTAGCCTTTAATAATATAGTGTGCTCATTAGCCTCCTCAGGGTTTCTAGTGAACGATATCTCCTCCCCGTCAGGACCAACCTTAAGCCAATCCACCAAGGCACTTATAGTATGTATCTTGTTTGTTCTAAAGTCAGCTCGTAGCTTTTGCTGTAGTGCCGCTTTAAACTCTTCACCTTCCTTTCCTAAGTTTCTAATGTCTGAAACTTTTGTATATGCTCCCCTCGCTCCCTTCTCAGTTATTGTTTCATAGGTATCTGCAAAGGTTTCAGCGATACTTGATATCGTCCCCTTTGAATCATACTTATCAATCTTAGCACTCAGTGCAAAGTTGAGGTCCACCAATGACCTGAAGTCATTAGGGTCACTACTCATCTGTGCAGTGTATGGATTAGTTGTTGGGTCGTATGGCTTGCTTGGGTCTCTTAACGCCCTCTTACCCGCACTAACCTTTCCGTCAGTGGGGTTTATGTATAGCGATGTGCTTGTTAGGTTACCAAAACCCTCAACCTCTCCAAGCATAAATGTCTCGTATCTTGATGATATACCATCGTTTAATCTTTGGTCGTTCTCTGTAAAGGCATCATTGTATTTCTTTATTAAATCAAAGGCATCGTTAGCCCCCTGCTTTACATTCTCTCTACCTACTAGATAGTCTTTCAGCGAGAGCTTCCCCGCCTTAAGATTCTTTAGCTGCATAAGTTGATACTCCTGAGCGTTGCTTCCAAACTCCTGAGCATACTCATTGAGTCCTCTATGCGAGCCTTGAGGTGCATTTGACAGTACCTCTCCAAACTCTCTTGAGGCTTTATCAATGTCAGCCTTCATCTTGTCACGATTCTCCTGCTCCTTGAGTAGGGTGTCTGACATTGTCTTGCCTATCGCTCCCCAATCGACATAGTCCTCTGCACTTCGCTCTGCGTATTTATAGTATGTAGCCATTTGTTAAAAGTTTCTTTGAGTAGAACCACCTAATTGTGCAAATGATTGCAAGGCATTCATTTGGTTTGTACTAATACCTTGTGGGGTTCCTGATTTTTGAAGACCTGCTAAATAATTTAATGTTTCAGGGTCAAACATTCCTCCTCCAACAGCCGCTCCTCTAGTTCCTCCTTGTGTACCTGCTCCTCCTGACTTGTCCTTTCCATATAGCTCAAACATAGCCTCTCCCGTATAAGGATTTACTGCTCCCATCTGCTGACCAACGCTAGCTAATGACCCCATACCTGAGGTGATAGCTGCCGTCTTAGCTGTCTGTGCATCTCTTGCGGCAAGCTGTGCTCCCTCAGCCTCTTGTAATGAAAGATTTGCTAACTCATTCGCAACCCTTGCCTCGTCCTTAGCCTTTAGGTTCTCAATAGTCTCAAGCTGTTTTATCTGTTGGTCTCGAACCTTAGCCTGTGCCTCGTCTCCTGCCATAGCAATAGCACCCACACGACCCATACCTGCTGCCCCCATCTCGGCTGCAGCCTGTGTTGCCTGTGCCGCCTGCGATGCAAACTGCTCACGCTGACGCTCATATGGTGTGTCGCTAACTGTTAGTGCCTCGTAAGGTTTTACTTGAATCTGTTTCTTAGCCTCAGCGACAGCCTTCTGTGCTGCCCTGTTTGCCTTATCTATTTCTTTCTGTCTCTGACCTGCTTGGATAAATGACCCGACCCCTGATAGAGCCTGTACTCCTAAGCCGATTGCCGCTAATACTGCCATGTGTATATTCTTTGATTACACACAAAGATAGTAAATTTAAGGGAAAGATTTCATCACCTCACTCTCTACCGCAAATAATTCGCTAGCTCCCGTCACCGTGTCAGGCAATGTAATCGTAAACTCACAGTAGTGACCAAGGATACCATGTGACTCTGCAACCTGATTTTTTACAAACATAAAGTAGTCAGTAGCCCCCGGAGGTATAGCCCCTCCCGTGGTGTTAACAACAATCTGATTCGTGCTATTAGGCAGGTCAATATTCACAGCCGTTACCGTACCACATAGCGTTGGTGTTGAGCTTGGTGCTACAGGAGACGCAATAAAATATAACGTGTCACCGATGCTTAGTATGCTACCGATTGATGTTGTCAGTGGGAAGTTTATCTCTACCGCTGTAGGTGCTGCAGAGTCTACGCTGCTGCTTACTGCGATACCATTCAATGAACGTAGAACATACTCATCCGTAGCCGCAGGTGTCGCCCCTGAGTTTCTCATAAAAGCAAACCATGACCCCTCCTTCTTCTCAAACCATGAGTAATCAATAGTCCCTGTGGTCTGAATGTTTGAGGAGAATGTTCCACTCCATGCGTCATCTGACTCAAGGTTGATGGTCTTGAACAGCTTATTCTCAAGAGGTGAATCATTAAATATACTCGTTATCTGTGAGCTATACTGCGTGTCATAATAGTTATTCCTAATCTCATTGGTGTTGTGTCTCCATATGTTACCACCCTTGAATGAGTACAGGTAGTTATTCATCCCTATCATCATCTCAGGTATGTATGAGTAGAATGATGGGAACCCATTTGATGATTCGCTATATGTTAGTGTGTATTCTCCTGTTAATCCTGCCATATCTATTAAGTAAAGTAATCATAAATAATATACATATATTCTTCTGTCCCCGATATAGGAGCTGTGTCCCCTTTAAATATAGGCGAAGAACCTGTCACTGTTAAAACCTGTAGGTTGGGGTCTGTAAGTAGCGAGGTGTATCCCGCTAAACTGTTAGGGTATGGAGTATTACTTCTACAGAACATTAACCTATTTGATGCAGAACGATATCTATAATTATCTCCCGGTTCTATCTTATTGCTAATTACCGACAGAACGTCTCCGTTGTTAGGTATTATACCTCCACCTTGAGGAGCAGTAATGGATGTGTAGTCTGTTAGTACGGGTACTGTAGGAGTTGGAGTTCCTATGTCAAAAGCAACTTTCCTTGATTGTAGTGGAGATAAATATACAGGAGGTCCCGCATCTGTCCATTGATATTCATTATGAATAAAGCTACCCGCATCGTCAGGCTTGGTAACACAAAATGTTACAAGAGTTATCTCTTGTGCTGCAGGACACCCTACCGATATATCAAGGACAACAGTCTGCTTTCCTCCGGGGACCGATGCGATAGGAGTCAGTGTTATTATAACATCATCATTAGCAACAGAGTCTTTAGAAAAATTAATTACTCCCGAACCTGTAGCCGCTACATTTGTAGTAGATGGAGTATAGTCCTCTGATATATTTATAGACCCTGCAGGGTCAGCAAACGAAACAATGTTATATGCTATCTCACACGTACCAACCGTATTACCTAAATTCACCGTAAATGATTCAGGGCTAGCTGCTGTAACTGTAAGCCTTCTCTGAACACCACAGTTTACAACAACAGGCTCTATTGGTAGCTCTGTGTCATTTGATGATAGTACATACTCATTCATATATGGGTCGAATGCTCCAAGCTTCTGCGTGTCAATCTTCCCTATAAATAAATCCCTAAACCATGAACGCATCCCTAGCTCAGATATGACCGTAAGATTCTCTGCCTTACCAATACCTCGTAGCTGTATTACAGCACCACGCTTAGCGTCTGTAAAGAACTTGTCATAACCATACTGCACAAAGCTCTCAGGGTTCTGACTAATACCATACTCCTCAATCCTTGCAATCTGCTGACCTAATACCTCAGGGACTGAAGTGACTGCACTCCCACCTGCGGCATCTGACAACAGGTTCCTACCTGACTGAACGTATGATATCTTATCCTCCTGTAGCGTGAGTATGTCAGTATCTCTACCTGAGAGTATCTGTATTGCTCCAAATGACTCCTCAAGGTTTTTAAAGTTAAGGAGACCCAAGTTAAACTCATTGAGCTTGTTCACATTTGTCTCAGTATTAAACACACCGCTATATGTTAGTCCTGCAAACCTATCAGCCTCCTTATAGTCCTCAGCAGATGTGCTAAAGAATCTTTCTCCTAGGTCAAAGGCTTTACCTTTTATTGAGTCACGTATGCGATAACTCTCTACACCATTACCAAATGAATAGCAGTTAGCAAAGTCCGTCTCTACAATAGCGGGAGTGGTTGATGTTTGGTACACTCCATCAGACCCCTGATGATAACCTGTAGATTGGTCAATCGCATATGACTCAGAGGACTCATACCACACATCAGGCAATGCATCACTTGGCTCTGTCTCAAAAACGAGAAGATTCTCTGACCTGAATACCTGCCACTCGCAAGAAATTCTAGAACTTTTTTTACCTCCACTCCCACAGGATTGTGGTCCTTGAATAATAAATCTTATCTCCTCTGTACCGCCTATATCTCTATACCATCTATAATAATTTATAACAGTAGAAAAAGGAATCCCATATGAGGGACTGCTTGCAGATGGTCCTGACGTATCTGTAGGCGTCAAGTAAGTGTTTGTAATAACGCTGCCATCTCCTGTCTCCGAAACCCCTAAGGTTAATAAGTTACCTATATTGTCTCCGTTAAACCAATCAATAATATCTGTGTAATCAGCACTTGCAAAAAATGTCTGCTCATATTCATATATTCTTCTCTCGCAGTTGTTCGTTCCATCTCCCGTACCGAGTCTCATTAACAAAAACCTTAATACAATTCTTGTTTTTTCAGGAATTGTAGGGGGTGTGTAATTTCCTAAACCATCAGGCTCACCGCTCAACCCTGTGTATGAAAGCTGAGGTGTCTTACCGCTATTTATATTGTTCGATACCGATTGTCGACCCGGAGAAATTATAGCTCCCTCAGGAAGGTCTATATTAATATTATTCCCTGAAACTTTTATATATGTACCTGAGGGAATAGGTATATTATTTCCCGCTGAATCCTGTGGTGCAGGGTCTAAAAAGCCTGAGGATTGTGCCTGCTTATCTAATACTGATATTGTTGAGCAAAAAGAAACAGCCCCTGTAGCATCTCTTTTTACAATTAAATCATCACCCTCCTCAACCTTCTGAGCGTTCTCCCCCTCTAGTAAAATATACGAGTCACTTGTGCTTGGGTCCTTTACGTAGAAGTTAGAGTATATTGTTCTATAACCCTCCTTATCAGGCTTGACGCAGAACTTATATCTTGTCGCAAAAGACGGTGCTAATTGATTTGTAGGTATCTCTACCTTTATACTGTTTTGGTCTATAGATGTAATGCATTGTGTATGTACTGTATTATCCGTACTTACTAAGGCGGTTGTAGCCCTATTAAAATCATCCATGTATATAATACCTACCTCGTAGTTTCTATTACTATGTAGACTTAAAGAGTTTGCGACAGACCTAAATCTCATATTTACATTAGAAGCTTCAAAGTATTCGTATACATTTATAGTTGGAGTAGAGACGCTGTCTACCCTTCTCATTGCAGGAAGCTGTATACTAAATGAATTATCAGTTACAGCCACCGCTGCTGTCACATAATCTCCAATACCATCACCGGGGCTAGTAGGTGACGCTACCCCTAAACCTCCAACAAACTTAGTGTATGTAGTTGCTCCTGCTGTTGTTAGAATATTTTCAATCCTACAGTTTATAATGTCCGTGAGTGTAAATCCCTCACAAGATGTGGGATTAACCGCATCATATACAGGCTTAATAGTTCCCGAGGGAAGACCCGTTCCAAGCTTCTCTTGGAAGTCAGGACTGTTAACTAATTTGTATACACCTGTAGATGTTCCATCCGTCAAAAAATCTTGAGGTAGTATGTACTCAAAATTAATATCTATAGATGGCTGCTGTTGATTTGGAGCGGGAGGACCCGGACTTGTGAATGCTGCATGAGCAAGCGTGAACTCAAAAGAAATAATAGAGCCTTGTATTAAACTTATTCCTGACAAGTCCACAGTAAAGCCACTGTCTTGAATAAGCTGTAAAGGAAAGGCAGGGTCTAGTGAATACGCAAACTGACCTATAGAGCTAGGAATGTTTAAGGAGCTTACCTCCTTTGATACTAATGAGGTGGTGTAAGAAACATCTACATCCTGACCGCTTAAATCTTTTATATCATAGCCTTCAACATAGTTGCCATACATCAGTCTGTTCCCCATTATGGTCTGTGCCTGAGCAAACCTCGGCACATTATCAAATAGTCTTAACAACTCTGAGTCAGGCAGAATAGTAAATATCTTATTACCACTAAAGTTGTAATCAAAATTAACATTATCAGCAATACCATCCCTTGACTTGTCAAATTTTTGAGCAACCTTTATTATGTTACTATTGGACTCTTTAAATAGTAAATCAAAACCCTTAACTAATGGACCCCCTGTATCCAAGGAAATTATAACATTATTAGAATCATTTTGCATTCCTTCATTTAAAAAAGAGGAGATGCTTACACTAAAAAATTGTGGAGCGAAGGCAGGCTTAGAGAATTGTGAGGTTGCTGAGTATTGGTTTCCCTCATACCTATACCTGTATGCAAAGCATAAAAACCTATCCTCTAAAAAATCTTCATTCCCCGGAATAGTGTTTAAACTTATTGTTGGAGACTCAATAGGTGGCTTCTTTATTACAAGAATCTCTTCGTCTGTAAATTGGTCTATCCCTCCCGATGGGGCGGGGTAGTATTTTTTTATATCAATAACTCTTGGAGCGTTGTAGTCGTCAGTAAAGAACAGTTGGTCCTCAACCATATCAATACCTGTAATTAAATATGTAGGGTTGAAGTTTAATGTGGTCTTTGACGTAGCCCCATTACGCTCACTTACTACATGATACGTAAGCACATCAGTGTTTACATTTAATGATACTATGAGGTCAAGCTTAGTTATAGCTCCTGCCGAGAAGTTGGGGTCGTGAACAAACCAATAGACTGTCTCACGGGTTCCATCCTCATAGACACCAATACACTTAGCGTTATTACTTAATGCGGTCCCATTAAACTCTAATGTAGTAAGCTGAGTGTTACCCTTTGAGTTCTCAACGGAGCCTATCTCTGAAGCCTCTGTTGAACCTAGTCGGACATTCAATGCGTCAACGTACTCCCCATTAGGCAGTAGCCTTTCGTCAACAGACTTGTTCATCTTGCCCGCTATAAAATGTCTCTTCATGTTAGCCATCTACTTAATCCATTTGTCCCGACCACGAAGGTTCATCAATAACCTTCCGGGGTGAATATTACTTATACGTATCTTAGCATTCCTAAGGTCTGCCGCTTTCTTCTTTCTTGCTCTGTTTACTAAATACTCCTGTGTACCATACTTTGCATTAAGAACAGCAAAGGTGATGTATGAATATATATACTCCTCAAACATCTTGTTAACCTGAACTAAGGTATCGTCTCCGCCCTCCATTCCGTCAGACACATACTCTAATATACATGACTCACCTGACATAGACGAGTCAAAGTTTATTACACCCGCGTGCTTGTCTATCTTAAATGTGGGATTAGCGTTAGCCGTCTCTGTGTTGAGTCCATAGGATGCCCCTATGCTGTAATCAAAGAACCAATAGCCATCGTAGTTGTACCCCTCTAATCCATTGAACTGACTTGCATTGTTTAGGTATATACTTCTCTGCGTGCCTGTTATCCTGTCAAAGTCTAGGTTTGAGTTCTCCTCCTTTAAAACATTTCCCGCCTCATCAAATAACATACGGTAGTTGTTGTCCTGCAGGTAGGATGTGGCACTGTTTACCTGAATGTTTTCAGTTAAAGGTCTTATCAATCCATCACGATAGAGTGATATCCTAACCCAATTCACGTAGTCAGGAGGCAAAACAAATCTCAGGCTATCAGAAACCTGTAGCTGTAGAACCTTTATCTCCTTGAACGCATCATAGTTTAGCTCCTGTATACCACGCTTCGCATGGAACAAGACCTTGTATCTCTCCTCGTTGTTTACCATAGAATGATTCCCTGAATACATCAGCATATAGTTGTTGATGATATCGTACAGAGAGATGTATTGGTATGAACCCCAATTAGCATCCTCAGGGTTACTGCCCCCATTCTCGTAGTATTGGTATTGTGTTATATATGACATTATTTTTCTTGTTGGTCATTCGTTGTTTCCTCAGTCTTTCCAAACTGAACGGCTGCCACCTCTCTTATTGACATACCCGCATACTGAAGAATCTTATTTACTAATCCCACTTGGTCATCAACCGCTAACTCAAAGTCTTGGAAGTCAGCCTGTGACGAATCAAACATCGGCTCACCATTTGTGAGTGTGATGTATGTCCACTTCGGGTCCTTAGGATATCTTATATACTGACACATAATGCCCTCTGACAATGTAGATGGATGTGTTGTAAGTATGCTGCCCTCCTGAGTGTATGCAGGAAACAACCTATTCGGTGCGGTCAGTGTTGAGTTGTTGAGCATTGTTATCTTCCCCTGAGTAACCTTCTCAAGCTCGTTCTGCTTAGGCTTGAATATAACATATGCCGCACCAAGGTTTACTAATCCATCAAATATCCCTGTAGACAGGTCGAGTGTTGTATCATTTACCACATTAGTTACAGTGGCGTATGTTGGTGATGTCGGTAAAATATTAAAAACAATATCACCTACCTGAACACCTATGCTTTTAAATGTCGCATTAACATCTATAAGCTGCGTTGCGGAGACGGTTGTTATTGTTCCTGTAGCTACTGTCGTCTCATAACCCAATACCTTATTAATAAGATAATAGTCATCACCTGTATACAATTGAGCAGGCAGGAAAAAGGTATTGTTAGCATTGTGCGTAAGATATTTTGTCTCTGAAAAAAACTCTATAACCTCCTCATAGCTTCTCTTAATATCTGCATACCCTGTACCCGACTGACGAGCATTCTCCTTCTGTATCTGATAGTTGTAGCTATAAAAATAGTCATCGAATATATCTAGCTGTGCCTGCTTTGCAAATAGATTGAAATCAGATGGAGAGATATATCCGTAATTGTTTTTATTAAGAATAGATAGAACGGTATTTCTAACTGAGTTTATCATCTTTTATTTTCTTTACACAAAGATAAGCAAAAAAAAAGAGGGCTCGTAAAAGCCCTCCGTTTCATAGTCTAGCGTAAATATTATGCATTGATAATGCTTACAACTGCTTTTGGTAATTCAACATCATATACAGGTCGAGTCCAAGAAGTCTGTAAGGCTGCTGCAACAGCATCCTGTAAGGCTATCTGAACATCAAAAGCAACACTAGGTGCTGTTTTTACAGTAGTAGTTGTGCCGTCTAAGTATTCAATTTTACAATCGGCTCCCGTTGCCGTTGTAGTAGTAATCGTTTTAATACCATTGCAAGATACTAACTGACTCCCCGCATATGCTGTTACTGCGGTTCCTTTAACATTTAAAAATTTTTCCATTTGTAAAAAGTATTAATGGGTTAATAATGTCACAAAGATACATAAAAAAAAGGGACCCTATTAGAGTCCCTTCTTGTTTGAGTATGAATCAAACTTTCGTTATGAGGATTACAAATGTACAAATAATATGCCAACTATGCAAATCATAGTAGCTTCTCTAAGAATTTTAATGCATCAATACCCTCATCGCTTTGGAAATAGCTGACAACCGTCATGTATGGGTCGTCACCAAAGGGTACGTTAAGCATCTTCTTTTTATTTGTCGTGGTACTGAACCATACCTCCTTCTGATTCTTTCTAAATTGAAGTAGTCCTACCTCAAAAAATCTTCTCGATGTAGCCTGTAGCTTTAGCTCAGGGTCTCTTACTACGTCTAAGAAGTCCTCAGGGTAGTTACGAGCATACAGGAGAACATCTCTCTTCATCTCTGCTGTTGAAACCTTAGAGGTGTCTATACCAAAGATTACTGAAGCAATATTCTCAAGCTGTCCTAAACTTAATTGACGTGCCTCGATAAGTGCGTCAACCTCTAAGTTTAAAATCTCTACATCCTCAGATGCATCCTTCTCATCATTAACCTCCATGAATGACTTTCCATACATAGGGTGGTGGTGTAAGAACTGCTGTAATACTTGGTTTCTTTTTTCTACATGAAGGAATCCATCTTCAAATATAATAGGTTCTACAATGGCGTTGCCGTCCTGCTCATCCTCGAAGGGAGTCTTCTGATTGATAGCATATCGAAGAGGTCGGTTTACACCCTTGTCTTCATCAAACCATAGTAGTGGATATCTTTTTGTGTTGCGAGATGGTAACATAAATGTTAACGGTGCAACATCTCTTGTGAGCCGATAGCTCTTGCTTGTGTATTTTTCTTTTGTTTTCATTAGATATAATTAAATTTTAAAAAATAGGGAGTGCCCTAAGACACTCCCTGTATGGTGTCAACCTATTCTTACTCTTGGAATAAGAAGAAGTTGTTAGCTCCTAGAGTACATACCGCTCTCTCAGAAAGGAAGTTAACCTCCATTGCATCTAAGTCAGAAGTACGAGCCCCTCCTGCAGAACCTGTAATCCAAGTCTTGTATCGTCTGTCTTCAGTCTCTGAAGCTCTGTAACGTACATGAAGGAATGGACGCTTAGCGTTCTTTCCAAGGATTTGGTCATACACAGTAGTGGAACCTGCAGGTACTAATAGTCCGTTTACACGTCCTGAACCTGCTCCTGTTGGTAAACCACCTCTCATTGTTGGGTCGTTTAGGTATTTCCAATCAGACTTGTAGAAGTCATAACCTCTACGGAATCCTGTGAAACCTAAGTTAAGTGCCATCTCTTCGTCATTGTCAAACAATCCGTAAGATGTACCACCCGCTCCATAAGAGTTCTGAGCTGCTAACATATCGTCAATATCGAAACCGAACTGACGGTCTAAGAAGATTACATTCTCCTCGATAGAACCTTGCTTGTCAAGACGTGAGATGATAGCATCAAAGTCTGCCAAAGCTACAGGGTTTCCACCTGACCATACGTTACCTCTGTTCTCTACAGAATAGAAGATACCCTCTGAACCTTTGAAGCCTGCTGCTTGTGCTCCTGACTGTGCTAATCCACCGGATGCTGCCTCTGCAGGAACAGCCTCAATCATTGCTGTCTCAAGGTAGTCGTCAAAACGTAGACGAGTCTCGTGCTCAGACTTCAGGTACCATAGGTATCCGTTAGCCCCGTTCTCAGTTGTTACCTCAATCCATCCAATCTGTGCCATATCAGAACCTGATACCGCATACTTGTCTTTCAAGATGATTGGAGAGTTGTCAAGGATGATGTCGTCAGCCTCTAAAGAACCATTCATTCCTACTGTTCCTTTCTTGAACTCAGAACCATAGATGAATACTGATACATCAGCACTAGCTGTTGTGACTGAACCTCCTGTAAAACCGCCTGCCTCATAGAAGGCTACAGTGAAGGTGTTCGTTGTTGGGACCGCTGTTACGATACCCTTGTTACTTCCACTTCCGTCATTCTTAACAATCATAACCGTCTGTCCTACTCGGATAGCGATTGATGGTGTGCCTAAGGCTCCTGCTGTTGAACCTGCAGGTGTTAGGTTGTCATTTACCGTAAAGGTAGCTGAAGGCTGTGCTACTACTGCTACTAAACCTACGTCTGTGTACTTCGTGTGTAATCTTCCCTGCTCTGCCCATTTGATAAGGTCTGAGTTAGAAGGCATCTCTGCTCCTACTAATCGTAGGAAGGATGCGATTGTTCTATTACCATAACGCTCAAATTCTTTCTCGTAAGTATCAGGAAGATACTGATTCAAGAAGTTGAAGTCGGTAATGTAGTTTGTTGCTGTGGGAATCTGCGTTGCAGATGGCTGCAAGTCATATCCCGGTGTTGCGTCTACTGCCATTTTCTTTTTCTTTTTTTAAAATTATTTTTTCTTTAAACTTCTAATTTTCAAGCCTTTACCTGAATCAGGATTTATAGCTCGAATCTGCATACCCCCCTTACTCCCTACCTCAGGTGCTGTACGCTCAGACATATTAATGTTTTTCATCTTGCGTGTAACATCCTCAGTAGCTGAAGCCTTGCCCTGCTCGTAAAAGAACTGAGCAAACTTCTCAGGGTTTGATGCGACTGCTATCGCCTTATGGTATCCTTTAGCATCGGAGATTAAACCGTCCTCAGTCATAAACTTATTTATAAAGTTCATTACATTAGACTGCTCCTTCTTCATTGCGTCCAAGGACTGCGGTGAATATAGAACTGCGTTACCGTCAACAGAGAACTCAAAACCTTTGAACTCTCCTCCAAAGACCTCATCGGTCTTTTCAGTAAACCACTGTCTTCTACGCTCACCCTCTACCTTTTGGGTGTCAGCAGATTTTATATATTGCTCGTAAGCCTCAAGCTTTTCAGTATCGACTTGTGAACCCTCGCTAGCCCTTGACTCAAGTGGCTGCTTGTATTGTTCCTTCATCTCATTGAAGTAGCTCTTTGCTTTTGCAATCTCTTTTTTCTTTGCTAGCTTGATTTTTTTGATATCCGACTCGGCATCTATATCCTCGTCATAGTCAAACTCATCTAACATAATCTCTATGTCCTCATTATCCAACCCCTTCTCAGTGGCTTTATAATAAGACTCTAGCAAATCATCAGGGTGCATCTCATCGAAGTCTTGCTGTAACTTAACAAAGTCTTCAAATCCACGCCCCGTCTCTTGTTTGTATTTTAGATATGACGCTACGTCCTCAGGTAATTCCTCTGAAGACTCTCGCTCAGAAACCAACTCATCGAATGAGTTAATCTCTTTACCATATCTTTTTCCAATATATGAAAGAACGTCTTCCTCACTTAACTCTGAGGATTCTGTTTGTGCTTCGCCTTCCGGCTGTACACTCTCTTGCTCTTCTGTGGTGGTGGCACTCTCAGTGCTTTGCTCCACTCCTTCCATGTCAGCTTCTCCTGCTTCATTGTTTAATGACTCTTCATGCTTCTCAAGCAATTCCTTCTCTACTTCTTGTACAGACTTAGAGTCAGGAGATTCTACCGCTTTTACTTTAATTTCCATTTGATTTAATTTTTACAAAGTTAGTTATTTTTTTTAACGATTTTATCGAGGCTCGAACTCTGCCATATCAAAGCCATCTAAGCTGTCCTCGTTAGACTCAAAGGTCAGTGGAGGCAGGTTGTTCTTTCTTTGATTGATGAGCTTGGACTGCTGAGTGTTCTGCTGACTAATTCTTTCAGACTTAGCATCCTCTCGTTGAGTCTCTCTGCTCTGTAATGCGTCCTCTGAAATTCCTCGTAGCTGCATATTAAAGTCAAACTCCGTCTGCATAAGCTGACGTTTAAGCTCAGCCTCATTCTTAAGCTTCTCAATCTCAAAGGCAACCTCTGCCTGCTTGATTTGCATCTTAGACTGTGTCTCTGCCTGTATCTTCTGCATAGCAGCCTCTGCTGCCATCTGCTGTGACTGTAGCTGTGTCTGCTGCTGCATAGCCTGCTGCTGCATCTGCATCTCTGACTCTCTCTGCTGAAGGGCTTTACGCTTCATCTTCAAGAACTGATTAGCCATCTTTATGTTTCTAATCTCACGAATGTCAATAGCATCCTCAAGGTTAATGTCGTTCTTAGATAGTGCCATCTGAATGTTCTGCTCAAGCTGAGCCTTCTCCTCCTCATCGGGACTAACATCTATGAATATACCAAAGTCATATAGATATAAATCGGATATATCTCCAAGTATACTTACGTTATACTTCCCTATCTGATTTATAAACTCTTCCTTAAAGTCTGCATACTCTAATATGTCTGCAATACGATAGGTCAATGACTCAGCAAGTGTTCTATATATATATAGACTACCATCTAATATATGTCTTGTTGCTGTGTTTGAGTTTAATGCTGCAAGCTTCTGAACACCAACCAAAGAGTTGGGGTCAGGGGTAGAGCCGTCCCTCGCCTCATTCAATCCTGTCACCGCCCTTATCATATCAAGGTAATGGTTGTAGTTGTATATAAGCATCTGAGCCTTACCTGCTCCTGAGTTAGATGTAAGCTCCTTGATAGGAACCTTACCCTGATTATAGTCTCCCTCCTGAGTGTAGCTTCTACCTATAACACTACCCGTCTGAAAGTATAACCTTAACGCATCCTCAGGGTTATATGCACTCCCTGTGCCAAGGTCAACCTCGCTGAGTCCATCTGCGTCAATATATACACCGTCAGGGACAACACGAGATATTACCTGCTGTAGCTTGAGGTGAGTCATCTGAATCAAATCAGCAAAAGGAATCATCCTTCTAACCAATGACTCAATGTTTCCCTTATACATACGTGGTGCTACTGCAACATAGTTTGGTAAAGCGTGCTGACTTGCAGACTTTGGACGCACCATGTTTCTCGCAAGCTCCCACTTTAATATGGTGTTTGTTCCCATAACCATAACGCCATCGTACCAAACATCAATGGTCTTCTCTATCTTCTCAAACCTGCCCTCATCCATCATCTCTTGTGGTGGATTGAATTGGTCGTCCTTCTCTATAACCTTTGCCCCTCCACCCTCAAGAATCTTTTTCTTGTAGACAATCTTCTTTGTTGTCTTATAGTTAAAGTACATCAAGGTGCAGGTGTCCCTATAGAATATATCGTTGTCATAATACTGAGCTACATTATAGTAGTCATACCAACTCTGACCATATTTAGATATCTTCTCAAGGTCTTCCCTAGTTAGTGTTGGGTCTATCTTTAATAATTCTGTAATCGGAAGCGTCTTAATCTCTCCCCAATAGAAGCAGTCCTTAAAGTGCGGGTCCTCGGTATAGCTATATACTACGTTTGCAGGGTCTACATATGACACCTTCACGCCTGAGCCCGGCAAGAACTCGCTCTTAGCTACACTAATACCTAATACCGTAAGGTCATAGTCTAGCCTCTTTCTAATATCCTGATAGTGATTCTCTGAGAATATGGTGTCAATCGCCTCCTCCTCTGCTATCTCTATAGCAGGCTTGTAGTTTAGATTCATATACAACGCTAGCTCCTCATCATTCTCAGGAAGCTCAGCAGGGTTCATTGCGAATGGGTCAACACCCGTCTTCTCCTGTATAGTAAGGAGAACATCTTTCGCTGCCATCTGCCCCTCTATAATGTCTTGATACTTACTTCTCTTTGATTGAGACAGTGCGTCCTCAGAGTATGCCTTTACCCTAAACAGTCTGTCCGACATTCCGTTAACAACGATGTCTACAAACTTTGGAAGGATAGGAACAGGTGTCCAATCCAAGTTAAGGTACGACAGGTCTCCGTCCACAGCTAGCTCTGTTTTATACTTTGCAATAGACTGCTCTCCCCTTGCATATAGTCTTAGTCTATGAAAATCTCTCATCTGACTATAATACCTACAAGAGCTCCCGTCTCTTTTAAACCATTCATACTGAATGGCTTGACCTACCTGTAATCCAAATTCTTCCGTTGCCTTTTCAGCGTCAGATACAAATTGACTTGGGAATCCTGCAGATGAAATGTTTACGTTTACCTCTTTCATCTTTTAATTAATTCACTTATTGTTCCTTTATTACTATACCTTGCAAAGTTAATACTTATTTTCGACTCTTTTTTCTCAGGGAGATAAGCGTTCTTTTGCGTAGCCATTACCGCTAGCCCTGAGCTTATCGTTGCATCATACTTTGTCCTGTTGCTTATATCAAACTTTGCCCAATCCTCAAGTGTTCTACTGAACATCATAGACCCCATATCATCCATGTCCCTATACGCACCGCTTAAGTCTAGTCCCACATACTTCTCTATGTACGACTCAATAGCTGAGGCGTGAGACTGCTTAACGTCCTCACTTGAGTTAGGTATACCCCCTAGCTCTTTCTCTGTCTTAGAGAGCTTGTTATACTGCTTGTCAGGTCTATTGATACTAAACCCCCTGTACCCCCTGTTCTTAAAGTGATACAGTAGCCTAGGCTTATTGTTCTCCACAAGTATTGGCATACCATAGAACACGCAAGCCATCAGAACCTCCTCAAAGAATATCTCTGCGGTCTGCGGTCTAGCCACGTACTCTAAAAAAAATTCATTAGAGGGGGCTTCATCCATGTTGAATTTAGTCAATCCATGCAAAGCTCCGTTAGAACCACCCCCTCCTACTGTTCCTGAAATGTCATATGAGTCACATCCAAAGGCTCCGATAT